TGAAAACGATAAATGGCTTAAAATTGATAAATCAGTACTTGTATCGTCTAATTATATGACTCAAGTACTTAAAGAATTAAGTAATGCTAAACCGAATTGGAGAAATATTAGACAGATTATCGCTGATGCAAACGTTAATGATTTTGAGGAACTTTACCGTTATTTGTATGATAATGCTTCTAAGTACGCAGATGGAATGGAAGGAATGGTTGCTATTTACATTAACGAGTATAGCTATCAGTCTAATTTCCGTATTGATAAAGAAATTAATGCAATGGCGCTCATTCAAAAATTAATAGAATTAAAATGAAACAATTCCTAGAACATAAATACACTAAACTATTATTTAGTTTATCAATTATGGGTTCAGCCATACCTTCAATTTATGCTGATTTTACTACAGGACATAGTGGTACTTGGACTCATTATGGAATGATATTAACTGGTATTTTATATTTTATAGAATCATCTTTATGGACTTTAGATTTATGGAAAAAGAACAATTAAAAAAAGCACTCGAGTATTATGAAGTTGTAATTTTTGAAAATAAAGATTATGATACTAATGATTTTTACAATTTAAAACGAGAATTACTAAAAGGAGAATACCTTGATTTAATTCAAATTTTTGAAGTGTTAGAATCTATGATTGAAAAAAGACATAATGATCTTATGAATCGTAGAATTAATATTTTAACAGTATGGTCTACAATATTCCTTCCTTTATCATTCTATACTGGACTTTGGGGAATGAATTTTGATGACGTACCTTTGATATCAGATGATAATGGATTCTGGGTATTTTTAGGATTAACAATTATTACAATAGGAGGAATGTTTGCCTACTTTAAAAGAAACAAATGGATTTAATAAATTAATAAAAAATAAATTATGCAACAACAAATGCAACAACCACAAATTGATTTGTCAAAAACGACAGCAATTAATCCTGAAAATGGTAAAGTATGGTCTCAAGGAGTAGTACTTAGAAAAGTTTCTAAATTTGTAACAGGTACATCTGAAGATGGTATTATGCCTATCCCAGTATTTTATGATGCTGAAACTGGAGAAATTTGTTTAGAAACACTACCTAAAGAACTTAGAGAAGAGTACAAGTAATGAAACTTTGGGATTGGCTTAACCAAATAACATACGAGAAGAAAAGTTGGTCTTCTTTTACAGAAGATCAACAAGCTTCGTTTAATCCTTACATGGTTCATCGTTTTGTAAGTATGTATAACGGATATATTGATATAGCAAATATCGCACAGAAAATTCCGTTAACTGAAAAAGAAAAAGTTTATACAATTTACAAAACCTTGTTACCTAAAAAAAAGATGTATTTGAAGTATGTTAAAAACCAAAACCAAAAAAATTACAAAGAACTAGCAGAGTACGTCTCAGATTACTTTGAAGTTTCGCTTGGAGAAGCAGATGAATATATTGATATTCTCCAAGAATATGGCGTAAGAGATATCCTATGGAAAATGGGAGTTAATGAAGACGAAACAGAAAAATTGATTAAAAAAGCAGAGTTATGAATTTGTTAAGAGATATGCTTATTAAATCAGCAGAAGCAGACAAGGCAAAAGCCTTATTATCTTTAGAACTATTAGGTGATAGAGCAGTAGGTATTGGAGATCATTCAACCGAAGATTTTTATAAAAACGCTGAAGAAGCTATTAATATGTTAGCTGATGCTGATGATAGATTAGAAGCAATTAAAAAATATTTACCTTACCAACAAGAAATTATTTAAGTTATGGCCGGAAAAAGTACAGACGACTCAACAATGTGGACAGTAACCACAACTAATGGAATGCCTGATTATGACCCTGTAACAGGAGAGGAAAATCCATTACTAATTAAAGATGAAATTTCGATTCCATATGAAGTAAATGGTTCTCATAGAACAATTCAAGATTTTGAAAGATTATATCCTGAACTAGCAGAAGAATTTCAAGCTGTCCAAAAAGAACAATACGAACTATTTGCTGCTAAAATGATGGATTATGGTTTATCTAATATTTCTCTAGGTTCAGATTTATCTACTAGAGAAGATAGAGACCTTTCACTTACAGGAATTTGGCTCCGTTGTAACGATAAAATCAATCGTTTAAAAAATATGCTCAAGCGTAATGGTAAAAATTATGTTCAGGGTGAAGCAATGATTGATAGTTTTATTGATATATCTAATTACGGCATTATTGCTATGCTTGTTCTTAGAGGAAAATGGAAATAATAGATCGATATAGTTACTTAAAAATCCTGATAAACATTATACAATAAAAATATGAAAATAGCTCTTTGCCTATCAGGATTACCTAGAAATTTAAATAAAGCTTACCCTAATATTAAACAACAACTTTTAGATCCTTATTTACCTGATGTTTTTATTCATACTTGGTATAATAAAGAAGATATAGGGGTCCCTTTATTTAATAGCTGGGGGCAAAAAATTGAAGAGCAACTAGATAATTTTGTTTTATCTAATATTTTTGAAAAATTTAATCCTAAAAAATTATTAGTTGAAAATCAAATTGATTTTGATTTACCTAAAAAATTAAATTTTCCTGAATATGGGTTTAATATGGTTAGTATGCTTTATTCTATAAATGAAGCTAATAATTTAAAAAAAAGATACGAAGAAGAAAATAATTTTGTTTATGACATAGTAATAAGATATAGATTTGATTTAAACATATTTGGAAATTTAGATCTTTTTTCATTAGATTTAGATAATAAAATTTATTGTTTAAAAGAATGCCCTCATTTTAATGGGGTAAATGATCAATTTGCTATTGGTTCTTCTCAAAATATAGATGTTTTTAGTTCTAGTTTAAATATAATTCCTGAACTTTGGAATATGTATCAATTTTTTGGTATAGAATCAGTTTGTGGAGAAACCGTAGTTTATTATAATACTTGGTTAAAAAACCAAATTGAAATAAATATTTTACCTAATGATTATAATTTATTAAGATCATGATATTAATATCACATAGAGGAAATATTAATGGCCGTCAAGAAGACTTAGAAAATACATATGATTATATATTTGCTGCTATAGATAAGGGATATAATGTAGAAATTGACATTTGGGTTAAAAATAATAAAATATTTTTAGGACATGATAACCCAGAATACCCATGTAGTATAGAATTTTTAGGATATCAATCTACTAAACTTTGGATTCATGCTAAAAATATTGAAGCAGTAGAATTTCTTTCAAATTATAAACAATTAAACTGGTTTTGGCATCAAGAAGATACAATTACTCTTACTAGTAAAGGTTATATTTGGGCTTACCCTGGTAAGCAACCTATTGAAAAATCTATTGCTGTAATGCCTGAACTTTTTAATGATTCTATAGATTCATGTATTGGGATTTGTAGTGATTATATAGAAAATTATGGCTAAAAAGAAAGCCCCTAAAATAGTTAGGGAAATACAAGAAAATCCTCCAAAAGAGGTAAATTTTGCTTATGAGAAAAATATTTCTTACTCGCAATTAAGTATGTATACCCAATGTCCTAAAAAATGGGCATTACAATATAGGGATGGACATAAGGTATTTGAACAAAGTATCCATATGACATTTGGTACAGCATTACATGAAAGTTTACAAATGTATTTAGATGTAATGTATGCTAAAAGTGGGGCTGAAGCTGATAGAATAGATTTAGAAACTGATTTTGAAAATAGATTTATAAATGAATATAAGAAAGGTCTTAAGAAGAATGATGGCACGCATTTTGCCGACGCGAAGGGACTTCGCGAATTCAATTCCCACGGAATTGAAATTATAAGATACATCAAAAAGAATAGAGGTAAGTATTTCTCTAAACGTGGTTGGTGGTTAGTTGGGTGTGAGGTACCAATTGTACTTGCGCCTAATCCGCGTTTACCTCGCGTTAAATACATGGGCTTTTTGGATGTCGTAATGTATAATGAAAACACAAAGAAATTCGTTATAATTGATATAAAAACATCAACTAAAGGATGGGGTCCCAAAGAACGCAAAGATAAAACCAAACAATACCAGCTAGTCTTATATAAAAAATTCTTTGCTGAACAATATAATGTTGATATAAACGATATCGATATTGAATTCTTTATAGTGCGTAGACAGCTCTGGGAATCAAGTGATTTCCCAATTAAACGAGTACAACAATTTAGACCACCTTCAGGTAAAACTTCAGTTAATAGAGCTACTAAATTATTAGAAGAGTTTCTAGAAAATTGTTTTACAGAGGAAGGATTTAGTAATAAAGAAATGCCTGAAACACCTAATAATAATTGTAAATGGTGTCCATATTTTAAAACACATTTGTGTGAATCAACATTTGAAAATAAGTCTAGCAAATTTTTTAAATAGACTTGGATAAATAAATAAAAATAATTATTTTATATAAAAAATTAAATTATGTCAATACAAGTTTTTAAACCAAAATATCGTACTGATGAAGTTTTAGAAGAAATCAAAGAATGTCTTGAAATTGGATGGACAGGAATGGGTTTTAAAACTGAAAAATTAGAACAAGAATGGAAAAAATATACTAATTTTGATAATGCTCATTTTGTAGCCTCTAATACGGTAGGTCTTCAAATTGCTCTTAAAGTATTAAAAGACGTAAATAAATGGAGAAATAATGATGAGGTAATTACAACTCCTCTTACATTTGTATCATCTAATCACGCTATTCTCTATAACAATCTAAAACCAGTATTTGCAGATGTAGATGATCAATTATGTTTAGATGTTAAAAGTATTGAATCTAAAATTACCCGTAAAACTAAAGCAGTAATGTTTGTAGGTATTGGAGGTAATATAGGACAATATAATGAAGTTAAAAAACTATGTGATAAACATAATTTAAAACTTATTTTAGATGCTGCTCATATGGCAGGTACTAAAGTAAAAAGAACCTTTTTTGGAGTAGGATCAACTGATTCTCATATAGGATGGGATGCTGATGTAACAATTTTTAGTTTTCAATCAGTAAAAAATATGCCTACTGCTGATGGTGGGATGATTTGTTTCCAAAATAAAGATTATGATGCTTTAGCTCGTAAACTTTCTTGGTTAGGAATTAGTAAAGATACTTTTAATAGAACTAATTCAAAAGGAAGCTATAAATGGGATTATGATGTAATTGATTTAGGATTTAAAGCCCATGGTAACTCAGTAATGGCTTCTATGGGATTAGTAGCATTACGTTATTTAGATGAAGACAATTCTCGTCGTAGAGAAATTTGTAATCTTTATGATCAAGGATTTAAGGGTGAAAATTTAATCATTCCAATTTCTCATAATCCTGAATGCACATCATCAAGACATTTATATCAAATTAAAGTTCCTAATCGAAATGAAGTAATGGAATATTTAAATGCTAATGAAATTTATCCTGGAGTGCATTATAAAGATAATACTCAATATGAAATGTATTCTTATGCTCAAGGTACTTGTCCTAATGCTGCTAAATTAAGTGAAGAAGTAATTTCTTTGCCTCTTCATATGTTTTTAACCGAAGAAGATATTAAAAAAATTATTAAAATTGTTAAAAAAGCGGTAAAAAGATGAAGTTAGAACTAGTAAATTGTGATGAACAATATTGGGAATTTGTTCGTAAATTAAGAATTGATCCATCAAACCAAGAAGGTTTTTTTACCCATGCTGAAATTACTCCGGAACAGCAAAAAACCTATATGGCTATAAATTTTGGGAGTTATAAAATTTGTTTAGCAGATGGAGAACCCTCAGGTTATGTAGGATTACTTAATGGACATGAGATTACCTATTGTGTGTCTCCTAAATTTCATGGTAAAGGAATCGGTACATTTATGATTAAAGAATATGCTCCACGTTGGGGTGAAGTAGATGCTTTTGTTAAAATAGATAATATTGCCTCTCAAAAAGTATTTGAAAAACTTGGGTGGGAAAAACAATTCTATTATAAATTTTCAAAAAAATGATATATGTATATCAAAACAATAAATAATAAAGATTATGAGTAAAAAAGACATGACATTAACTTCAGTTAAAGTCCAAAGTGGTTTATTTGAAGATTTTAAAATTGCTTGTGTAAGATATAAGTTTTCTCTACAAAAACTTGCTGATCGCACAATCCATTTGTATCTTACAGATGAAGATTTTAGAAAAAAAATCCACTCACACACAGATTTAAAAATCGAAGATTAAATTTTAATTAAATAGTTTTAATGGAAAAAGTTTTTAACTATCTTCCCCAAACAGAGAGGAAGAAAATCCTTTTAATTACAGACGATATTAGAGTCCACTCAGGAGTAGCTCAAATAGGCAGAGAAATTGTAATTAATACTGCCCAACATTTTAACTGGGTCCAATTAGCAGGTTCTATCAACCACCCAGATAAAGGTAAACGATTTGATATATCTACTAGTACCAATGAAAATGCAGGAATAGATGATTCTTATGTATTTTTATATCCTGTTGACGGATATGGTGACCCCAATGTTTTACGTCATGTAATAGAATTAGAAAAACCAGATGCAATTTTATTAATTACTGATCCTCGTTATTTTGAGTGGTTATTTGCTATGGAAAATGAAATCCGTAAGGATATTCCTATTGCTTATCTTAATATTTGGGATGATTATCCGGCTCCATTGTATAATAAAGCTTTTTATGAAGCATGTGATTTATTAATGGGAATTTCAAAACAAACAGTAAATGTAAATAAATTAGTTTTAGGAGATAAATCATCTGATAAAATTATTAAGTATATTCCTCATGGTTTAAATACTGATTTTTTCTTTCCTATAGATGAAACTTATCCTAAATTAAAAGAATTTAAAGAGTTTAGAAAAAATTTATTTAAGGGAAAACAATATGAATTTGTTTTATTCTTTAATTCTAGAAATATTAGACGTAAACAAATTCCTGATACTTTATTAGCTTTTAGATATTTTTTAGATAATTTGTCTCCTGAAGAAAGAACTAAAACAGCATTTTTAATCCATACAGATACTAGAGTAAGTGATCATGGAACTGATTTGAATGCTGTGGTAGAATTAGTATTAAATGAATATAAAGATCAAATCATATTTACGGATCAGAAATTTGGTACGGAACAGATGAATTGGCTTTATAATTGTGCTGATACTCAAATTTTATTATCTTCAAATGAAGGATGGGGTTTATCATTAACTGAAGCTTTATTAACAGCAACCCCTATTATTGCTAATGTAACTGGAGGTATGCAAGACCAAATGCGCTTTTCAGTTGATGGAGAATGGTTTACTCCTGATGCTGATGTTCCTTCAAACCATACAGGTAAATATCTAAACCATGGTAATTGGGCTTACCCAGTTTTCCCTTCTAATAGATCAATTCAAGGTTCTCCTAAAACTCCTTATATTTGGGATGATAGATGTCGTCCTGAAGATGCTGCTGAACAAATTATGAATGCTTATATGGACGGAATAAATGGTCGTATTGAAAAAGGATTAAATGGTAGAGAATGGGCTTTAGGAGATGAAGCTGGTTTTACTATGATTCATCAAGCTAAAAGAGTTATAGATGCATTTAATAAATTATTTGAAACTTGGAAACCTAGGGAAAAATTTGAATTTATTAATGTTAATGAAATTGAAAAAAAAGTTGTACCGCATAAATTATTATATTAATGAAAAATACACTAGTTATAAGTTCTCCTTTTGATACATACTCTGGATATGGTGCCCGAGCTCGTGATGTAATAAAAGCAATAGTAGAAACTGAAAAATATGATGTAAAGTTACTTTCTCAAAGATGGGGATCTTTACCTTTTGGTTTTTGTAAAGATAACCCTGAATGGAAATTTTTACTAGATTTAACTATACCTCAACCAATGACAACCCAACCAGATATTTGGGTTCAAATTACTGTACCAAATGAATTTCAACCAGTAGGGAAATACAATATTGGTATTACAGCAGGATTAGAAACAACCTTAGTACCTGGAGATTGGGTTGAAGGTGTAAACCGAATGGATTTAAATTTAGTATCATCAAATCATTCTTTAAAAGCATTTACTGATTCTATTTATGATAAAAAAGATCCTCAAGGTAATTCTCTAGGAAAAACTAAAGTTGAAAAACCTATTGAAGTTCTTTTTGAAGGAGCTGATTTAACCACATACTTCCCAGATAATAAACCTTGTTTAGTTGATTTTGATATTCCTGAATCATTCGCTTATTTATTTGTAGGACATTGGATGCAAGGAGATATTGGTGAAGATAGAAAAAATGTGGGATTATTAGTTAAAGCTTTTTATGAAACCTTTAAAAATAAAAAGAAAAAACCCGCATTAATTTTAAAAACATCTCAAGCTGGTTCTTCTTATATGGATCGAAATGCTATATTGAATAAAATTACCCAAATTAAAAACACAGTAAATTCCAATGATTTACCTAATGTATATTTACTTCATGGTGATTTTAGTAATGAAGAAATGAATTCTATTTATAATCATTCGAAAGTTAAAGCAATGGTTAGTTTAACTAAAGGAGAAGGATTTGGTAGACCATTACTTGAATTTAGTTTATCACAAAAACCTCTTATTATAAGCGGATGGAGTGGACATATGGATTTCCTCCACCCAGAACATAATATTATTATTGGGGGACAATTAGGACCAGTACATCCAAGCACTCAAAATAGTTTTATGAAAGATCCTAATTTTAAATGGTTTTGTCCTGATCATGGACAAATAGGACATTCTTTAAAAGAAGTATTTGAAAATTATAAAAAATATAAATCTTTAGGTAAACGACAAGCTTATTATAGCAAAACTAATTTTAGTTGGGAAAAAATGAAAGAAACATTATTTAATATCTTTGAAAAAAATATTCCTGAAATTTCTAAAGAAATAAATCTTAATATACCTAAATTAAATAAAATAGATGGATAACCTAATTATATGCCCCCGTTGTGAATCAGATGCGTGTTACGTAGATGAAGTAAGTAAAGATATTAAAACACATTTTTGTTATGGATGTGGTTTTCAAACTAACTCACTAATGAAAGAAGAGGAAGAATTTTATAACCAACAAATAGAATTTTTACCTGAATTGTATAAAGACCTTATCTATACAGATGAAAATGGATTAAAATGGATGCCATCTGCAATTAATGTTGCTGATAAAGGAATGGTGTTTGCTAATGGTACTTCATCTAATAATTGGAATTGGAGTGCTGTAAAAGCAGTTCCTGTTACTGAAGAAGAAAAAGAAAAATATCCTATCCCTAATAAAGAAGGAGAATTTTATGAGTGGAGAATGGATATGACAACAAAAAGTAATTTTTCTGAGCGTGATTTTATGGATGCTCTTTCTTATATTAAAGTAATCCCAGAATGATAGATTTCCCACCAAACCCAAAGTTAACTGAAAAAGGTAAACCTAAGATAGCTTTAGTTGATATAGATGAAACTATATGTTATTATGAAGACCAAAACAATCGTAGGTATAATTTATCTATCCCTATTCAAGAAAATATAGATAAAATAAATAAACTATATGATAAAGGTTGGGAAATTACTTATTGGACAGCTAGAGGTTCCAATTCAAAAATTGACTACACAGAATATACTAGACAACAGTTAAAAGAATGGGGATGTAAATTTCATAATTTAATTACTGGAACAACGGACAATCCAAAACCTCATTTTGATTTAGTAATTGATGATAAAGCTAAAAGAATAGAAGAATTATGAAAATAAGTTACGCTATACCTGTTTGTAATGAATTAAATGAAGTACGCACTTTACTTAATTTTCTATATGAACACAAACAGGAACAAGATGAAATAGTAGTATTATACGATTCTGTTAATGGATCTATAGCTGTAGAAAGTTATTTACGAGCTCAAAACGTAGATAAAACTCGCTTTAGATGGCACCCATATAAATTTGAGGGTAATTTTGCCCAAATGAAAAATAAATTAAATAATCTATGTACTGGTGATTATATTTTTCAAATCGATGCTGATGAATTACCTACTGAGTATATGATGAAATTAATTCCCCAAATTATAGAAACCAACCAAGTAGATTTAATTAGAGTACCTAGAATTAATACAGTTGAAGGATTAACTGAAGGACATATACAAAAATGGGGTTGGCAAATAAATGAAAAAGGGTGGGTAAATTATCCTGATTACCAATGGCGTATTTATAAAAATGATCCTAGAATTAAATGGAATGGAGAAGTTCATGAAAAAATAATTGGACATGCCACTTATGCTCATTTACCTATGGAAGAAACAGAATTAGCTTTACGCCACCATAAACAAATAGAAAGACAAGAAAAACAAAATTTATTATATGATACGATTAGTAATATTTGATTTAGATGGTGTGCTTGTTGAAGCTAAAAATCTCCATTTTGAAGCATTTAATAGAGCTTTAGGAGATAAATATGCTATTAGTTGGAAAGAACATTTAAGTAAATATGATGGGTTAAAAACTAATCAAAAATTAGAAATGCTTACCCAAGAAAAAAACTTACCTGTTGAATTACATTCTCAAATTTGGGAAAATAAACAAAAGTATACTTTACAAGAACTTCGTTTACTTAAACCAAATCAAACTTTACAATCAGTAATGAATGCATTAGTTGAGGATGGATATAAAATTGCTGTATGTTCTAACTCAATTAGAAAAACAGTTTTAACTGTACTTTCAAAGTTAGGTATTATGGAGTTTATGGATTATATTATTTCAAATGAAGATGTACAAAATTCTAAACCACATCCTGAAATGTATTGGAGAGCTATTTCAAAGATGGGATGTTTACCTGAAGAAACTCTTATTGTAGAGGATTCACCATATGGTTTATTAGCGGCTTCAAGAGCTAAAGCTCATGTTCTAAGAGTTAAAAATCCACAAGAAGTAACATATACTAACATATTTAAAAAATTAATTGAAATAAAAACAGGATATATAATGAAAACACCTAAATGGACAGACAAAAAACTTAATGTATTAATTCCAATGGCTGGTGAAGGTAGTCGATTTGTTCAAGCAGGATATACATTCCCTAAACCTTTAATTGACGTTAAAGGTAAACCTATGATTCAAGTAGTAGTTGAGAATTTAAACATGGATGCTAATTTTATCTTTGTAGTACGAAAAGAACACAGAGAAAAATACAATCTTGATTCTTTACTCAAATTAATAGCACCAGGATGCAAAATCGTAGAAACTGATGGGTTAACTGAGGGAGCAGCGTGTACCGCGTTATTAGCTAAAGATTTTATTGATAACGATGCACCATTATTTTTTGCTAATTCTGATCAATTTGTAGAATGGGATTCAAATGAATTTATGTATAAAATGAATGAAACTAATGCTGATGGAGGTATTGTTTCATTTATTGCTACACACCCAAAATGGTCATTTGCTAAAGTTGATGAAAATGGTTTAGTAACAGAAGTAGCTGAAAAGAATCCAATCTCAGATATTGCTACTGTAGGTTATTATTTCTGGAAGCAGGGCTCAGATTTTGTTAAATATGCTGAACAAATGATTGAAAAAGATATTCGTGTAAATGGTGAATTTTATGTTTGTCCTGTATTTAATGAAGCTATTAACGATTGTAAAGAAATTCGTACCTTTAACACAGATGGTATGTGGGGATTAGGCACACCAGAAGACTTAAAATATTATTTAGAAAATTTTAAATAATGCAAGGAGTTGTAATACAAGGACCTACTAATTATGTTAAAGATGTATTACCTTTATATAAAAATATCCCAAATGTTGTTTGGTCAACTTGGGACAATGAACCTTCAAATAATATAGAATTAATAAAAAAGGAAGGAATAAAAGTAATACAAACCCCACCACCAACTTTTGGGGGATATTTAAACGTTAATTTCCAAACTATTAGTAGTTATAAAGGAATTAAATATTTAAAAAGTAAAGGTATTACTGAAGCTCTTAAAATTAGAGGTGATATAAAAATAGATAAATTAAAATTATTTTTAAAGTTATTAAAGGGAGACAATATGTCTTTCATATCTATATGTAAACCTAATGTTAGGAGTTTACATTATGAATTAATTTATTCACATACAAGTTTTGATTTTCCTGGAGATCATATAATATATGGGAATATAGACAATCTTGAAAAATGTTTTAATTTTACTGTTGAAAATAATATGCAAATCCCACCTGAATCATTAATTGCTTATAGTTATTTGTATAATTCTAATTTGGAGTTTAAATTAGATTATCATACATTTATAAAATATGGAATTAGTTTTTTTGCCCAAAGATGTTTAGATAACAATATTAAAATTAATTGGCTTAAATCAAAATGGGATAATTTATTA